CCTTTTTCAATTAATGAGTATAAATTTCCACGAGTATATTCATAATCCTTTTTAACATCATCTACTCCAGCAGCAATTTTGTCAATTTTTTCAATCGGTGTCACCTCATTTGTAGATACTATTTCAGTGTCTACATTAAAAGTATCATTTAAATTATTAAATTTTTTTGTCATTTTCATAATTTGTCAAATTGTTGACCCACTAAACCCAAAATCATCTCCACTTTCAATAAGAGTATCATCAGTAGCAGTAATTGATTTTACTTCTGAACCGGAAAGATGTGATGTTATAGTTGTATTATCTCTACCTCTTTCTACTGTAAGAATATTTCCTGACTTCAATTTAACATAAACTTCTTCACCCTCAAGATCTAAATATGTATTTACTGAGATTGAACTTGCATCATTTACTGCAATTAAAGTATCTGTTGTAGTAATATCTGATGTCAAGTTTGTAACAACAATTCCTGTATAATTTTTGATTGCTCTTGGTTCTGATGAATAAACAACTTCTCTTGTTGTACCATCCGTAAGATAACCAACAGAAACCTTTTTGATGATATCTTTTGTTGCAGAAGAAACTGGTCCAAAAAGATATGTTTTTGCTGTAAATCTTAATGTGTATAAAATAACTCTTCTTGTACTAAAGTCACCTTCATAATCATCTTGCATCGTTATGTTCTCAAGAACAATTGGAATATCTCTCTTTTCTTTAATACTTTCAACCAACTCGATGGACATATTATATGCTGGTTGAAAATATGGTAAAATTTGTTCTACAATTTGTAGTACATCATCATTAAGTTTTGCCATGATACTTAACTCAAATTGCATATTATATGGAACGGGCATATATGCTTTCTTGGTTTCTGTTCCGTCTGTTGGGTCTTTTGCAGTAAATGTTTGAGTTGTAGTTACTTTTCTTGATGAATCATAAGTTAATCCTGTAAATTCAAATGACATCCTTGGCAATGTCATCGCCACACTTTTATTTAAATCCGGTGATTGATTTATTCTTGCAAGAAATTTTTGTGTGGGACCATAAGCCAAAGGAACTTTTATAACACTAACAACTTGATCAGAAGTGTTTAGGTGCTTTATACTTATATTGTTAAAAAGAGAACCAAATGCAATCACAGTTCTTCTTAATATTTCGTTATAAAAATATTCAAACATTTTGAATCTCTATTATATTATTTAACTATAATAACTTTTATTTATGGCATTCCAAATGGGTTAGTTTCTGTAAAGTCAATAATAGAATCTGCTTCCAGTTCAATATCAGTGTTATCAGCATATCCATCATTATTGACATCAGAATTTATAGATCTTATTTTGTAATTTGCACTTGAGGCAGAACCAACAACAGTTTCTCCAGAAACAAAGGAACCAGTCACGTTAGAAACTTTAAGTTCACTGGAAATAGCATTCCAATTTCTTACTATTGCAGTAACTCCACTAATAGAACCCGTTACAGTTTCATTAAATGCAAACGTTCCAATACCCGAACTATTTGGACCTGCAATTGTAATTGTGGGTGCCTGAGTATATCCTAATCCAGCATTTGTAATTCTAATTGATGTTATAGTTCCTGCAGAACTTACTACAGCCGTTGCTGCTGCCGATACACTTGAAATTCCAGTAAATGTGATTAATGGAGAATTGGAGTATCCAGATCCAAACTTAGTAATTGTTATAATTCCAACAACACCATTTCCAATAGACGCTGTAGCAGCTGCTCCAGAACCTCCACCTCCAATAAATCTTACTCCAGGTGTTGATGTGTAACCAGATCCTGAATTAACAATTTGAACTTCTTGAACTGATTGTGCTGATGGATTGACATTAGAATTGCAAGCAACAATTCCAGAAATCATTATCGCAGAAGCAATACCAGTAACACCACCAGAAGGAGCGGATGAAATTCCAACTTTTGGAATTCTTGTATATCCACCTCCGCGATTTGTTACTGTTATAAATCTAATTCCGCCATTTACTATAGATGCTACAGCAGTTGCAGTTGATCCCACTCCAACCAATGTTAAAGTTTGAGTTCTTCCAATATAAATTTCTCCATCTTCACCTTCACCAGTTCCAGATGCAGACTCTACACCCTGAAGAACATCATCTATACCAATAATAGAAGTATCAATAATTTCATCTTCATATCTAAAGAGTTCACATTTCAGTTCATAAACATAATTTTTTTGCAATTGATAAAAAGGTTTTTCATGCTCAACAAACTTAATTTCAAATAAACGATCTCCTAAAGGAAAATAAATTAAATCGCCTTCTTTTGGTCTGGAAGATAACTTTATGTCAGATTTTTTTGAAATTAATGGTTTAATATAATTTGAATATCTTTCCTGGGAAATAATAAGATTTATTTCTTGAGTTGACTGAATTCCAAACTTTGATAAAATTGTAGTATTATCTGAGTATCCTTCAAAATTTTCAACATATGCCTCTATTGGATAGGCTTCATCAAATTCTGATTCAATTACTTCTTTTATGATAGTTTTTTCTGTTATATATTTTCTTGGAAGATAATATACTTCAACACCATACATTCTCAACTGTTCATTGATAAGATCTTGTATTAAATTTTGCTCATTTCTTGAACCTTGTTGAAAAAATGGATTTAGCATATGACTATCCGATCATGTCCAAAGGAGGAAGTTCATATGTATTTGACATCTTTTCCATTATTATTTCTAATTCTTTTTGTCCATCATCATAAATCTGTCTTCCATTCAATTCAATGCCACCTGGAAGCTTGACTCCTTGAAACTTAATTAAATTTTGTCCCCATTGACGCTTAATCAAAGAAGTTAAGTATGGTTTTAGAAATGAGTCATTCCAAACTCTAGTAAAATCATTTGGGTCTAATGCTCTATAACAATCAATAATCAAATAATCTCCAACTGCAACACTTGCCCAATCAATATCAAGATATAATCTATCCATTCTTTGATTAAATCTAATCTGCTTTTGTGTTGTAAGTAGAAAATCAATATCTTCCAAATAAGTTTTAACCATTGCGTAGGTTAGAATTTCAGTTGATCCCCAATAGTAAATATCATTCAAAAATAACTGATATTTCACACTAAACATATTATTTGTTGTTGTGTTTGTTCCATCAAAATGATAAATTTTTTGAATTCCTATAACTGATGGTGGAACTTGTAAGAAGTTGCTATTTTCCCTGTAAGAAAAAGTAGTTGCAGTGCCAGCAATATTTGCTGATGCAGTTGTAGTTACAATACCGGCAGTTGGAACTCTTCCTCCGGGCGCTCTCCCTCTATCAACATCGTTTTGAGTAATTTGATATTTTAAAAATATCTGAGAGACTCCATCAAAATGTCTCTCTTGAAAAAATTGTATAGCATCATCTACTAAATCATCAATTTGCTCATCGGCAACATTAATTTCTAAAACTGGCGCTCCCAGTTTCCTTTTACAATAATCAATTAATTCTTGTCTTGATGTTGGTTGCGCCATTTATCTACTTACACTTACAAATATTTATGATAAATTTGGGCATCCCATTTGAGCAACAATTTCTTGCTGCTTCAAATAAAGTTTTATATATGACTTACTAATATCTCTAAGAGATTGTAGATCATCTATTGAATCTATTTCAATGCAAGCCCTTGTGTATTCAAAACTTTTTGATAAATCATCAAGGATTAATTCGTCAGGATTCATTTATTAAACTCCTAAGTAGTAATTTGATTTCGTTTAAATCATTTTTTATACTACCAACTTCTGACTCAAGTTTTTGCATCTTTTGATTCTCCTCATTTTTTGCATTTTTTCTCATAATGTATTCTTGATATTCGGACATGTTGTTATTAACTATAGCGTTTGTTGTTTTATTTCTCAATAAATGAGAATGTCCTTCAATTTTTGAATAATCCATAATCAGGCAAGAGCAATAGTTCTGAGATCTTTAAAAATTGGAACATAAACTTGATTTGTTGATGTAGATACAATCTTAATTCTAAAACTTCTAAAGGGTGGTAATTGATCTGCTGTAAATGAGTATTCAGAAAAATCAACTTGGGACGAATTAAAACCTAAA